CCCACGAAGTAGCCCACGCTCTCTTCACCCCAGATGAGGATTGGAGAAAGAAAACTAAAATCCCACAAGGCTTCGTTAACGTCACAGAAGATGTGCGTATTGAAGTATTGATGAAGAAAAAATACGCAGGTCTCCCCAAAACATTCTTCCGTGGATATCAAGAACTCCACGATCAAGACTTCTTCGGTATTGCTGATGAAGATGTATCCGCAATGAATATTGCTGATCGTGTAAACCTACACTTCAAGATCGGCAACTTCCTAAAAGTTCCTTTCACAGCTGCCGAGATGGTTGTTGTGGACCAATGTGCTGCCGCTGTAACCTTCGATGATGCTATCGCAGCAGCAGAGGCACTCTATGCCCTCCACGAGCAGCAGAAAGAAGAGCAGCAGCAATCTGCTAATGAAGAAGTTAGCTCTTCCCCAGAGAGCACCGAGGAGCCACAGGGAACTGATGGTGGAGAAAGCGAAGAGCCCGAAGAAGCACCATCCGATAGTGAAGGCGAATCTAGTGAGGGTGGCGCTCCCCAAGAAGGTGAGGGTGATGAGGAACCTATTGAGAGAACTGAAAGTGATGATAGTGAGAATGTCGGCGGAGATTCTGCTGGTAATCTTACTGATGAAGTAAGTACTATGGAAAACTTCAACGAGAACCTTGAAGATATGGCTACAAAGAGTACCTATAACGAGCCTCTTTACCTGACTTATCCATCATTCCCAGCTGATAAGTATGTTGCTACCAACAAAGATGTTCACGAATATATTAGTACTTCATTCACAATGCAACGCCAATCCTTATATGATAACAACCCAGAAAATGCTGATTACTTTATCAATAATCTATTTGGGGTATATGATAAAAAGTATGCCGAATTCAAGCGCAATATTCAAAGTGAAGTCAACTATATGGTGAAGGAGTTTGAGTGTAAGAAGTCTGCTGCCGCATACTCCCGCGCATCAACATCCAGAACTGGTGTTCTTGACTGTACTAAACTCCATACCTATAAGTACAACGAAGATTTATTCAAGAAAGTAACATCTCTCCCACAGGGAAAGAACCATGGTCTGGTATTTGTTCTTGATTGGTCTGGCTCTATGTGTTATATCCTAGAAGATACTATCAAGCAACTACTATCTATCGTTATGTTCTGCGATAAAGTGAATATTCCCTTTGAGGTCTATGCATTCACTAACGAGTGGAACCGAGATAACGCAAGCTTCCAAGCAAACTCTGATAATCCAAATGAGTTTATGGTTGGTGATGAGTTTAGTATGATGAATATTCTTACTAGCACAGTCAATCGTAAAGAACTACAACGCCAAATGCAAACAATCTATATGATTGCTGCATCCTATAATACTAGGGGTGGTGATATTGTTCCTAGTAGAGTAGGTCTTTCTGGTACTCCACTCAATGAAGCACTAATCTCACTACGCAAAATCCTTCCACAATTCAAAAAGAATAATAATGTTGAGAAAGCACACGTAATGGTTCTCACTGATGGTGAAGCTGGTTGGACTAGGTATACCACTGAAATCGAGTCATATGACGGTCAAACTAGAATTAGCGTGGGGCGATTGGGTCATCAGAATGGATATCTTCGTAACCGAGTTACTGGGACTGTTCGCAAAATTGATAGGGATAGATTGGGTGGTGTGACCACATCAATCCTTGAAGACTTGCGCGATGAGTTCCCCGAAAGCACTTTCACTGGATTCCGTATCCTAGAGAGGCGTGGTAACTGGTTTATCCGCCAAGCAGTCCAGTATGATGAAACTCAAATATCCAAGTGGAAGAAGGATAAGTCAATTGCTCTAACTAATGCTGGATATGATAAGTACTTCATTGTTGCTTCTGATAGCATCCAAGAATCCACTGAATTTGATGTAGATGAGGGAGCCACCAAAGCTAAAATCAAATCAGCATTTACTAAATCACTAAAAAGTAAGAAGAGTAACAAAAAAGTATTGGGTGATTTCATCTCACTCATTGCTTGATGTGTTATAATATATGTGATTAAATAGACATATGAAGAAAGTAGCAATCTTTGGTTCATCTAGAACTGACCCAGACAGTAAGCTCTATGCTGCCGTAGAGCGGCTAGGGAAGCGTTGCGCTCAATCTGGTTGGACTGTAGTCACTGGCGGTGGACCAGGCACTATGGAAGCAGCAAACAAGGGCGCAGCGGCTGTTGATTTAACTAGGTCAGAAGCAGAGGCAATCTATCTACCATTTGAAGAGCAAGTCAACGAATATGTTTATGACTATACAAAGCACGATGATTTCTTCACTAGACTGGATACTTTCTCAAATTGTGATGCCTTTATTGTTACCCCTGGTGGAATTGGTACTCTCCTAGAGATGGCTATGATTTACCAGCTAGTCCAAGTCAATCATATTGAACAGAAGCCAATCATTTGCGTTGGTAGAATGTGGAGAACTCTCAAGGAATGGTTGGAAGATGAGATGGTTGAGAATGGTTTCCTCTCCAATAAAGAGATGGATTACATTCACTATGTTGACCGTTTCGGTGAAGCCACTGCTCTCCTTGACCACCTATCAAAGTGACCACTGCCCCACTACGGGGCTTTTTTATGCTCTATAATAATCACATACCAAACAAGCCTACTATGCCTCGCAAACTCGCTATGACTACTCAAGAGATGCTAGACAACCTACGCTCCAACTTCAGTGAGGAAATTTCTGCCTCTGATGTTCGTGCGTTCTGTGCTATTCAAGGTCTGTCGTATCAGACAGTAACTCGTCGTTTAGAAGATTATAAATCAGGAAGGGGTAAGTGGAAATTGAATATTGCTGAAGTGAAAGAGAATCTAGAGCACACAGTAGAAGCTCCTTCTGCTGTAAAATCTACACCTATTGTTGAGCAAAATCTAGTTCCCGAAAAGGACAGCACCTTTGTTCCTTTCGGTAACTTTGCTGATGTGAAGCAAGTTATTAAGTCTGGTTTGTTCTATCCAACATTCATCACTGGTCTTTCTGGGAACGGCAAGACATTTGGTGTTGAGCAAGCTTGTGCTCAACTTGGTCGTGAGCTTATCCGTGTAAACATTACTATTGAAACTGATGAAGACGATCTTATCGGCGGTTTCCGTCTTGTTGATGGTGCTACTGTTTGGCATAATGGTCCCGTTATTGAGGCACTCCAGCGAGGTGCAGTCCTCTTGCTTGACGAGATTGACCTGGCATCCAACAAAATCCTATGTCTGCAGAGCATTCTTGAGGGCAAGGGGATTTTCCTTAAGAAGATTGGACAGTACATCACTCCAAGAGAGGGATTCAATGTTATCGCGACTGCGAATACAAAGGGTAAGGGATCAGATGACGGTCGTTTTATCGGCACCAACGTTCTGAATGAAGCCTTCCTTGAGCGCTTTCCAATCACTTTCGAGCAGTCATATCCTTCCGTAGCAATCGAAACCAAGATGCTCAAGGGATACGCCAAGTCATTGGGTATTGATGACGCCATTTTCTGTAAGCGTCTCGCTGACTGGGGTGATATCATCCGCGATAGCTTCAAAAAAGAGATACTTGATGAGATTATCTCTACCCGTCGCCTAGTCCATATCCTTCGTGCCTATAGTATCTTCGGAGATAAAGGTAAAGCAATTAACATCTGCCTTAACCGTTTTGATGATGAGACCCGCCAATCTTTTATGGAACTCTATGGTGCTGTTGATAACGATGTTGACTTTCTTGATATAGATGAAAATCTAGCATCTGGTAAAGAAGATGTCATTTAAATGTGGTATAATATAGAGGTAATCCTATGACTAACTCCTGGGCTATGCTACAAGAAGAACTAGAAGCGATGCGTGATCGTGGTTATGAAATGACCGCTGAAGGTATATGGATGGGACGAGATCAATTAACCGAAGAAGTGGTCGTCACAGAGACTGCAAAAGATGCTAACTTTTGGAAGTATAGTGAGGGCAAAATCCTCCGTGAGATTGAAGCATACTTATCTGGCACCTATAAGGGTCACTATGTAGCCGATGATAGTAAGATCCAGACTCTGGACCTTATTGATTCCATTGGCGATAGTGAGGCATTCTGCCGCAGTAATGCTATCAAGTACCTTTCACGCTTCGGTAAGAAGAATGGTAAGAATCGCCAAGATATCTTGAAGGTTATTCACTATGCTATCCTTCTATATCACTTCGCAGATCTTCCATTCAGTGAAGATGCAGTAGAAACACATAGTCCAACTGGGCGATAATATGCTATAATCATTACACTCCTCAAACAACCCCAAAAAATATCTATTTGTTATGAAACTATCTGACTCAACTATTTCAGTTCTTAAGAACTTCAGCTCCATCAACCA